CACTTTATATTAAAACAAAACAATTATAAATGAAAACTATTATGTGAATGTACTATCTTTTCAATTTGTGATGCTAACTTAAAAATTTCAAGTTTTTTAATTGCTGGGAGTTCTTTCCATATTTTTGGATCAATAGAACTATTAATCATATCATCAATTTTAATCATTTTCATTGTTGTTTGATAATACTGAGATTGATAAAATAATTAATATTGTAGCTGTTAAAAAGTCGGATGATAACAGTATAACCCTAAACCCTAGAAATAGCAAGAGAAACGCTAAAAAGTACCTTAAACGCTGTTTATTCATTTTCTTTAGTTATTGAGATTAAACCTTTTGAATAGCTTTTAAATACATTGTTGATGACATTCCTTTCATATTGCTTTTGCCTTTTAGTTTTATTTAAATTATGTAGAAATTTTTCTTTGTATGGCATAGTTATATTTTTACAGTTAAAAGAATCATTATTATTGTTGCTACTAAATAAAAGCTCAATAGCCATTTCCAATTATTTGGATTTTGTTGTAAGAATTTTTTAATCATATCTAAGTTTTTAAAAGGGGGTTATGATACCCCCATTGTTTTTAATTCAATTTCTTTAATATTAACGCCTTCTTTATTACAAATGTTTATTGCTTTTATTATAATATCCATTGGTGCATTAAATTTTTTTTCTAAATAATTGATTTTTTGTTCTAAATTCATAATAATAATTTTTATTGTTTTGTTTACACAAATATAAAAGAATATTTTTAAATACCAAATATATTTTGCATTTATATTGTTATTATTTCACTTTACTCCATAAAAAAAGGGGTAATAAATACCCCTTTAATTAGTATAATAGTTATTATTACGGAGTTTCTAGTGCTGCTTTTGCAGTGCTGAATGTTCCATCGATAATACCATTTGGCAAGTATGTTGCAAGTGCAACTCTTTCCATTACTCTTACAGTAACAAATCCATCTCTTACGTTTGTTCCATCCTCTGTAAAGAACTCAACAGATACGTTATCTCTAACCCATAACTGAGCCGCTTGTCCAAAGTTACCAACAAGGAATGTTCCAGGGTTAACTTCGTTATTTACAGCGATTGGCACACCTAAGAAATTAGGTTGTAACCCTTGATAAACTTGATCCTTTAGATAGTTATTATTACTATCTTTTAATAATAGGATTTTATGAAAATCAGTTGGGTTTAATAAGATATAATCAGCTTTGTAATTAGCAATCTGTAATTGGTTGATTGCCGCAACTAATACGTCAAATTCATTTGCCGCTTCAACTGATTGATAAAATTTACCATTAGATGAAACATCAAAGTTAGTTCCTGAGTTATAGAAACCATCTAAGTTAGGAGCTGATCCATTTCCGCCAAGGATTTGGTCATCCTCAACCTCCATTAATTTTGCCGGTACTCTAGCTGATAGGTAACTAGAAATTTGAGGCGTATCATGTAACATCTCATCAGATATTCTTAAATACGTTCCAATTTTTCTAACATTAGCATCAGTTGCAGTCATGTCAAAGTCAGTTTGACCTAGTGTTGAACCCTCAGCCGCAGCCGCTGCTCCATTACTATATCCGCTTTCTTTAACATATCTTACAACATCACTATTAGTTGAACCAATAGGAATAAGTTGTCTGATGTTTTGTGGCGTTGTAGGATCGAATTTATATCCTGGTATTCTTTGTGGTGGTATTACATCACCAGTAAAGTCAGCCGCAACAGTCATATCAGCTTTTATTTCAAATGCTGATGATCTGTTAGAGCCATTTCTCATTGAATCTAAAGCACCCTCTTTGATAGCTTTTGTTAAATTGCCACCAAATGATTTATCCTCTTTTTGAGATGCTTCGAATCTCTTTTTGTTAGACACTTCAATTGCATCCATTCTCTCAGTGAATTTTTGTGTTAGGTTTTTGATCTCTCCTTTTAGAGCATCATCTGCCTTGCCAGTTGCTGATTCAACTGCCTGTCCATGAGCTTTTTCCAATTTAGCATCTATAATATCGCCTAATTGGTCAAGCTGATTTTTTACATTTTCATTCATTTTAATAGAATTTTAAAGATTATTAATTAAATATTTGTAAATATCAACCTCTTGACTTTTTTCGACTGGCTCAGTAGTTTCCTCAACTGGCTGAGTAGCATTAATGAAATATGTTTTGAGTTTAAGTATTTCTGATTCAAGGGCATATCCCATATCATCCGATATGTTGCCTTTTCTTAGTAGCTTACAAATGTTATCATAACGCTTGTAAACCTTATCAATATCGACCATTCCTTTTACATCTAATATCTTTGCCTGGTCGTTTGCGGCCATCGTAACGGCACTTATTTCATATAGTTTAACCTCTCTTATTTCTCTGTAATCATTCATCATTTCTTTTACAATTGGCATAATACCAACTGAATTTTCAGTTATCACACCGGCTTTCATTAGCTCAATCACATCATTACCTAATTGAGTTTTTGGAATCTCGGCTGTAAATACCAATCCTTTTTCATCCTCATAAAGTTCATTCATTTTACCAATTGGTTGCATCATATCGTGTTGATATAAATACTTTACTCTTTGGCCATTCTCTTGAATTGTTTTTTGATATGCACCACGCCTAATAATATCCATGTCACTATCCTTGTTGTCAAAATAAGATCCATAACCTTTTACAATATTATTTTTCTCATCTAAATCAATTATTTCATCCCCAATTGGTGCTGATTTGTATATAAAATTCATAATTATATTTTTTACAAAATTAGTAATTTTTTATTATTAATTATTTTCATCTGTTTCATCGATGATTTCTCTTGTTATAATTGTTTCAAATACTGGATTGACAATATTTGTCAATGTAAATTCTGGGATTCTTTGATTACCTAATCCAACACCAATGTTATCTAATTCAGTTACTGGAATAGCACCCTCATCTGGAATTGGTATAATTCGACATCTACAATTAATTACATTTCTAGCCGAACCCTCGCCAGGTCGTGGCATTTCCTCACCACCAACAATAAAATTATCAGTCATTCGAACTGTTTGACCATTAGCCGCCTCATGCCATGGGCGCTCCCTACCATCCATAACAGTTAGCCATCTTTTAGATAAATCATTTTTAGAAAATAATGTTGTGGCACTCTTTTCAGCGGCAAAGTTTGCGGCCCTTGTGCTTTCAGTTCTTACTAATCTTTGCGCTTGAAATTTACTATAATGTTTAAACTTAGAACGTAATATCCTGGCTTTTTGTTGCGCTCCTAAGCTCATAAACTCCGGATCTCTCATTAATTGTTGTGTAATCTTTATTAATGTTTTTTTAGCTGTATTGGCAACACCTGTGACATTAGTTGCAGCCACTTGACCGCCATAAGTTGCAAATGCTTTTTCCCACTCGCTTTCATAAGGTTTTGAATCCGCTTTTTTTATATACTTTTCAAATGTTTTAAAATACCATTTGGCGATATGATTACCAATTGATACATACATTTTTTCATATTCTTTTTGTAATGAATCCAAAGTAAATAATGATTCATATCTTGTTATACCAAAATCATTAAAATTCTTAACACCCTGGTTATAATTCTTTTCATAATATTTTGTAAGGGTTTTTATGTTTTTATTTTCTACAATATTTATTTGATTATCTAATGATGCTAAATAATTATTATCTAAAGAATTGTTTTTATAAATTGGTTTTGATTTGTTTTCAAATTGAGAATAACAAAAAGCAACACGCTGGTCAACATCTGGAAAATCCCTTGTTGCCTCATCATCTATAACACATCTAGCAATAAACTGTCTTTCTGATTCGTTTGGTTTTGGTATTGGCATTATTCATTATCTAATTGGTTTAACTTTCTCTCGGCATAATTTAACATCGATTCACCACCCCACCCAAGATAAGCAACATAACCTTTATCTCGCCATGGCGTGTCTTTAAACTTTGGATTTATTTTATTATAACCACCACCTTTGGTTCTAGATAAAAAGCTAAAAGTTCTTTTTAAAACTGATAACGAAAGTTTTTCCCTTGAAATTAATTGGTTCATCCTTGAAAGCCCAATAGTTGTCATTCCATCAACCTGGTCACGCCCATATTTATCAATCCAATTTTTAACTCTTTTAGCGTTGTTAGTAGCACTTTGCGGATAGTCATCATAACCCTCGGCTTTAGATTCTTTTTTTGAACTCATTGGATGGCCCTCTGGCAATAAATCTGTATCATGTTTGCCACCTCTAAACTTACCATTTTTAAGGGCAAATAAATATGAATTTACTCTAGCCATAGCCCATTGGTCCGGACTTGATACACTAGGCCGAACACTACTAGGGTTGGTATTGTAAGCGCCAACACCTCTATTAAAAACCTTTTTTAAAGTTCCTAATGATGTTTTTTTTGATTTCGCACTAACCGAATCGTTGTGATCATCAGCTTTTTTCTTTAATGCCTTTTCAACTCTAGCCGATACCTCTGCCTTATACTCATCATCGTGTGGTTTACCCTCATGATATTTCTCATCCTCTATCGCACTCATATACTCATTATGTGTTTTAAATGGCATATAAACCAATTCACCATCCATGTCATGTGAATGACTACCCTCCCCACCTAATTCAATAGCTCTATCCTCGGCCTCTTGTCTTGTAGTAAAGACATCGGTCATTCCTGGTACTAATTTTTTTATTTCAATATTAGTTATTGGAGTTTTTTTTTTATCCTCTGAGATTTCAGCTGGTTGTGGTTCCGGCATATCTATTGGCTCACCACTAACAGGAATTAAATTAGCTGGGATATAATAATCATCTAATATTGGATTTTCCTCATCGTGGCTGTAAGACATTGCCGCTCTTTTTTCATTTGGAGTTAACCACCACGCTTTGGACATCTGATCAACAATTTTATCTGTTTCCTCTTGTAACTCTGGAATGACACTAAAATCATATTCAATACAAATGTTATCGCCATACATTGGAGCCAACCAACGATTCAATTCATCTTGTATCTTAACAAGCTCTGGAATAACACAATTTTGATATAATGCTTTCTTTGCCTCTTTCATGTTGTTATAAGTGCTGGATTCAGTATTGTTTAATAATTGAACTGGCACATTATAAATATTACATAAATCTTTAATTGAGGCATTGTATTGCTCAATCAAACTCATATCAGATGCATTTAAACCAAAGTTAACCCAAGATAATTTCTTTGGTGTGATAATTATATCACCGGCTTTTTGACTTCCTTGGTGGTTTTTTCTAAACTTATCTTTTAATTGTTGCGCTTGAACCTCATTTAAATCACCCTCATCACTCATTAAAATACCCCTAGCCGTCTGGTTTTGTAGGAACTTAACTCCGCTTTCTGTCGCCTCGTTATTAGTAGTCATCGACCTTAAACCAGCTTTTAGGGGTGATTGGCCATAAAGATGTGAACCGGTACCATCATAATAAGGATTAAAATCTTTTATATGACACATTTGTTCGGCTGGTATGTGATAAGTTCCGTTATATTCAATGGTGTATGATTCAACCGGTTTCATGATACCACCTGAGTTGATTTCCATTATCTGAGATGGCATAACGTAAAGCTCAGTATATTTATTAATATTATCACCTGTCTCTGGTCCAATACCATAAATGTATCGGTTCCCTGTTAATTTACCAAAAGCAATAACCTCACTAATCCATGAGGCATAAGATTGCGATGGATTTGGTCGCTCCAATAATTTATGTAATTCGGTATGATCAAGCTCAACCAAAGCATGTTTCTTTAACATATTAGCTTTGTACATTACATTGGCATCGCTAAGCCCACTAGATAGCGCCTTATATCGCTTATAGCTATTGTCATTAACTTTTTCATATATGTGAAAAGGAATAGTTGATGCCGCCTTAGTGATGATATTTACAATTGAATAAATTGTTGCATTTTTCCTGTAACCATCATTAATATAAGTTTCATCATTTTCAGTATTCCAAACAATTGTATTGCCTAACCAATTGTAAATTGCTCGGTTATATTGTTCGTTTGTGTTTTGTGATTTAGTGTTTATTATAGATTTAAACCTATCAAAGAATGATGCCATTAATATAAAATTTTATGTAAAAATACAAAATAATTAATTCTTAATTATACAACAAAAAAATCATTGCGATTGCGCCATCTTGAATAAACACAATATCGTATTGAATCCATCAAGTGATCCGCTTGATTTGCTTTTGGTTTATTAATAATCGTGCCATCTTTTAATTCATCAAAAACATACGATTGCTGTTCTTTTAAAATGTTAATTGATTCCTCACTAACATAAATATCAAACTCTTTTAATAAGCTAATACCAGCGTTAATACTACCGGCACCCTTTATGGCTGGTTTTGCCCATATACTCATTTGCTTTAATTCCTCAATACTCTTTGGCTCGGCACTATCACAGTAACAAATAAAATCATCTAATTTTTCTTTTTTTAAGAATTGTGCAATATCCCTATTTGTCATTCCCTTTTTATATAATAACTCATGTATGTATAAATTATTATTATGCCTACTAACTTTTACAATTGCCAAACTATCTTGAGAGAATCCAAAATCAATACCAATAACCTCATCATCTAATTCTGGAAAATCTTTATATGGAATGTATTTCCAATTCTTAAATATTTGTTTTTCACTAAACACCGCTCTTTGGCCCTCACCATACACCCTCCAATAATCTGGATCTCTTTCCCTTATCCTTTCAATTTCATCAACTAATTCTTTAGGTAAAAACTTATTATCCTTGTATGTTGATATAAATAATGCAGCATCATCCCTCTCAGCTAAATCATAAAGATAATGGACCGGATCTGATGGATTGAAATCAATATAAACCTTTTTTCTGGTTCGCATTACCAATTGTTGGTAATCCTCAAAAAATAATTCATTACCCTCATTAATCCATAATATATCCCTAGCGGATCCCCTTATTTTTTGCGCATCATCAGCACTGAACATTTCTAATGTATGGCCATTAAAATCAAATGTGTTTTCTGACTTATTATGAACGCCATTCCAATAGATACCTAATTGCTTTGATATATGTAAAAAATCTCTTAAAACTGACCTTTTGAGTGCTGGTAGGGTTTTTCTAACTATTGATATTGTTAATGGATTCTTTTCGGTAGTCATTAGGTATAAGCAATATTGCATCAATGACCATGATTTGCCGGATCTTGTACCGCCTTGAAATATATTTAATCTTTTTTCTGAGTTAACCGCCTGGTAAAATTGTTTATTGCAATACTCAGTTACTTTTTGTCTTTGGCTGGTGTCCATTCAATTAGTTTGCTTTCAATAGTGCTATCGTGTTGAATCTCTTGCCTTTCGATATACCCTCTTTTTTTTCCTTTTGTTTTTAATAAAAATATTGTTGCTGTAACATTACCCTCTTGTATTTGTTTATGTAATTGACTTTCAGCAAAATCCAAAGTAATATCCTCAATAGATTTAACCTCAGCTGCATACTTAGGATCATTCTTTAACCAATTATAATGAGTTTGTCTATTGATGCCAACTGTCCTAACAGCCGTTGTAACAACTGATAAACTTTTTTCTAATGCCTGGAGCATTAATCTTTTTTTATGTGTCGATACTTGCCTATTTGCCATTTAACAAAAATACATAAAAAAAAGGGAGTTGTGAAACCCCCTTTAATTACCTAATGCCAATAGCTCCCGCCTGGCTTTTTATGTTAGGTTTTTATTTTAATAATTGACCACATTCAGGACATTTTTCATTTTTATTATCATTATTTTCTGGATCATCAACCTCTAAATCAATTGGATTAAATTCTGGTAAATTTAAACCCCAATCATTTAATTCTTTTACATCCCATTCATTTGCCAATATATCCCAATCCCAATCACCAAAGCCAACATTATCTTTAATTATAAACTCTTGTTTTTGTTTTTCGGTCCAACCAATTGCCTTATGAATATAAATCTCAAATAAACCAGCTGATTGACACGCTTTTAATCTCATATTGCCACCTAAAACAATCATTTTTTCATCAACAATAATTGGTCGTTTTTCCAACATTTCTGGAAACTCTTTTATTGATTTAACTAATTTTTTAAATTTAGAATCAACAACATATCGAGGATTATTTTTATTTTCTTTTACAAGTTTAATATTTACTTTTTCAATCATTTTTAGTTTTTTTATTGTACAAATATAAATACAAATCCCATATTTTATCACTTGCATCTTTTTGAGATGTATAAGTTTTAGGTGATCTAATTAATTGGCCATCATCATTTATTTCAACATAACATTTTTTTTTGCCTTTAATCGGAACTATATAAACTTTTATATTGTTTTCTAAACACCAGGATTGAGCTTTTAAATATTTATTCATTTACAACTTTTTAATATTTCTATACATAGTCCTTTTGGAATTTTGCTTCTATTATAATTATCTTTTAATCCCTGTGTTCCAGTTTTAGAACCTCTTGGGGCTGATTCATGATGGCAATTTTTATTTCCATTAAAACATTCGGCTCTTGGTTGCCAACCATTTGGATTAAAAATAGAAAAAATATTATTACTCCAGATATCAGTTGGCTTTGCTCTAGTATCACCATATTTACAATACCAAACAGTTGTTCGAGGTAAACCTTTCATAAAATTTTGCTTTCTTAACATTCCCCTTGGATTTTCTATATACCAAAATTTTGGTTTTAATTCTTTTATTATGTTTAAGGTTTTTTTTATCATTTTATCACTTTTTAAAGCAAATTCTGATAATGGTTTGTTGTGTGGCCGATGATGATAAATAGCCGCAATACTATATGTGGTACAAGGAGGACTTGCCCATATCATATCCGGTTTAAAAGGAATTTTATTTATATCAAATTCTAAAATGTCAATTGCATAATCAATTTTATCAAACTTATTAAGATCAGAACTAAAAACATTATAACCCAAATTTTCAGCCGCTTTACCTATACTCCTACTTCCTGCAAATAATTCTAACACATTCATTCTGTGCCGGATATTATATCTTTTAAATTAGGATCTAAATCTAACAATAATTTTTTATTATTCTCAACAATCATTGCAAACCCTAAGAACAAATAATTTAAAGCGTCTGCATAACGACTATCTATTGGCTCGGCTTGATGCATGTTTGGATCACCAGAATGGCTTAAAATGGCTTGTATATGCTTATAAAAAAACACCGCCCAAACTTCCATAGGTTTTATACCTATACTTTCCGCAGTTGTTTTAAAATTATTTAATACATCAATACTTTTGTTTGTGTATTCTGGTTGCTTAGCATCCATAATATCTTGAGCTTTGTCTAAGATATATCTTCTAGTTTCAATAAATTCTTTTTGTGTCATAATTAAAATAATTTTATTTGTGTTAAATAAGGTTCTAATCTATCGTTTGAAAGTTTAACATATTTTTCAAATATTTCACTTCCAATAAATTGTTTTTTTTCTTCAATACAAGCGACTGCAGTTGTGCCAATACCCATGTATGGATCATACCATACATCATTTTTATTACCAAATAATTGCATTAAATATCTAGGTATATCTAAAGGCATAATTGCTTTATGTACTCTTGCAAATGGATTTGAATGTGAATTTTTTATAACAAAGACATTTTGTTCAATGCCTTGAAATTTAGTGTCATAAAATTTTCTTTTGTTTGGTTGATCATTGCTAAAAATGATAATATATTCATAAGCAGAATTAAAAACACCAGGTTCCATAGACGGAACACCATGTTTTTTGTTCCAAATAATAATTTCTTTTATTTGTTCATTAAAATATCCAAATAATTTAAATATTGTTTTTTTATTAGCTGATAACATTTGTATGTTATAAAACAAATGTTTTTTTGTAACTCTTAACAATTCTTTTATAACTTGTTTTTGATTTTCAAAATATTCATTTTCACTTAATTGATCATTAATTGATTCATATTTTTTTCCCTCACCATTTAATTGATTTTTTCCAACATTATAAGGTGGTGATGTTAAAGAATAATCAACAAAATCATTTGGCATTTTTTTCATTGTGTCTAAACAATCCTCAATGTAAATTTTATTTAATTTCATAATTTAATTTTTAAAATGGCACATTATCTTTTATTACTTGTATTTTCTTTTCGCCTTGATATATCTCTTTATAAATTCCCCCATTGTCAAAATCTGGTGCAATTTCAAAATCACCTAGTTGCCCATTCTCTTTCCTTTTAACCTTTTCCACATGAACCCTCACCACATCACTTTTGTATTTAGTTTTTTGTCCTATGCATCTATAAGCAATCAAACCATTATATGCCTTATTAAAAAAATCAGCACTACCAGAAATATCATATAATGTTGGTTTTTTATAAACACCACCCTCACTTTCTATTTTCCTAGGGTGTGCCACTAAGAATAAATGAGTATTTGTTTGCTGACAAAACTGAGTTATCTGGCTTAGTATTTTGCCTATATAACTATGATCTCTTTGAGCTGAATGATCAAGCATATTCCATGGATCTATCACACAAACATTTATACCCTTTTGAAATACAAGCTCTTTAAATGCATTTAAAATTCCTTTTAGAGTTAAGTTTTCTAAATCAATTTTAATCCAAAAAAAATGATCTTCAATAAAATCCTTTGTGTTATTTAAATCATCACTATTACAATTCTTTTCATTTAATTTATTTGCTATTCTTTTAATATGGCCCTCGTAAGGGAATGATTCTGGTGAAAACATGGCACATCTAAAGTCATGTTTAGTGGCTAAGTTGCATAAAATTTGGTCCAATATATCGGATTTACCACTATTTGGAATACCACTTACAACTGTCCATTCACCAAATGCCATTTTAAAAAAATCATCAGATCCTGGCAATCCAATAGAATAATTAGTTATGCCATTTTCATTAAAATTCAATACATCTTGCCAAATATTATCTAAGTTTAAAACACCCTCTAAAGGAAAGTTTTTTGCTTCTTTAATAATGTTTCTAAGCGTTTCGCCACCCTTACTAATTAAGACCTCATTAGCATCCTTATAATCGCCAAATTCAACATATTTGCATTTATATTTTCCAAACCGCCTAGCTAGTTCATTCCTCAACTGTAATCCAGCATCATCATTATCAGTACACAAAATAATTTCTTTTTTATCTTTGAAAAATTCCCAACAATTATCCAAATACTCTAATTTTTGTGAACCTTTACTGGCGCCATTTGGAACCGAACAAACACTATACAAACCAGATTCATGCAAACTAAGCGCATCCATTTCGCCCTCAACGATATAACATTTATCAGAATCTTTTACATTATCAATGCCATAAAATATTAATTCAGCTCCAGAAACTAATTTAAAATTCTTTTGGCCATCTCTATATTTAACATTGATAACCTCACTAGATCTGTAATAATTAAAATTTATACAACGTCTTTTGGCATGAACTTGCGGCATGTATTCAAGTGATTCACCAATTTTCCAATGAACTAAAGTTGGCTCAGTTATGCCTCTAGTGAGAAACCATTTAATTACTTTGTCGTTTAAATTACAGTTAACTTTTGGTGGTAAAACATATTCAACCTTTTGTTTAAATTTAACATTGCCACCCCATCCACAATTATGGCAATTATATAAACCCTCATCTATGTTTACCGATAAACAATCATCTCTTTTATTTTTTCTAGTGTGGGAACACTTAGGGCATTTAGTTTTAACCGATCCATTGGAACGCTTTAAGATAATGCCTAGAGCCAACAAGTCATGATAGTGATTCATAAATAATAAATTTCTTTAAATATAAAAAAATTCTTTTAAAAATTAAGTAAAAAATTTAATTCTTTGTAACTTAATAAGTTTACTTTTTCAATAACATAGGCCTCAACTCTAGTCATTCTTAGATTTTTGTCTTGAAAAATTATATTGTTTAAAGTAAATCCCTCAAAAATATATTTTGGATAATTACAAGTAAATAAGGCAAATATTTTGCAATCACTTTTAGCATATTTAGGAATCATTAGGGGATGATTTTTTTTCCTATTTACTTTTATATCAACGCTTAATCCATTCCAATTGGCATCATAATCATCGGTCTTTAATTCTTTTGATGTGTTATGGATTTTAAAATCTGGATATAAATTAAATTCCCTACAAAATATAAACTCGCCACCAAATCCAGCAATATTTAAATCTAAACTAGATTTTTTATTAACTGTTTTGTGGCCATCCCAACCGGTTTTAATTTTATTATATTGCCTTTGCATGGCGCATAATTCAACAATCTTTTGTTCACTTTCATCCAAAGTATATATTTTATTAATTTCCATTGCCAATAAAATCTTTTAATACTTGAATTTCAACATTGTTCAATATTTGACTTATATTAAATTCATTAAGTTTGTTAGTTTTGGTTATTGCACCCAATCTTTTTTTGCCATCCGGATCTAAATAAATAACATATTTTTTTATGCCTTTAATTTTATAAAAGCATTTTGGTTTATTTTGCTTTTTATAATTTTCCATAAATCGATGAATAAACATAATGCCATTTTTATCATGATTTCTTAATTTTAAAAGCGTTAAAAAGTTATCTTTCCAAAACTCATCATTTCTTATATGCTTAACCGATAGGTAAATATCATTCAAATCGTATTTATCAATCCTAACACATCGTTCAATACATTCAAACCATCTTTGTTTTTGATTATCAGTTTTTGGGCGATACCTTAAATCAAATAAATCAACAAAGTGAGGAAATGCTTTTTGTATTTTCTCAGTTTGGGTAATATTACTTTTATTGTTATTATTATATATATTAATATTACTTTGTGGCGGATTTTCCGACATCGGTTTTTTCCGACATCGGTTTTTCCGCTTTCGGTTAGCTTTTAAAATATAGTTATAACCTTTAAATTTTCCTTTGTCAGTAACCTTTTGCCTTTCTAAATAACCCAAATCAATCAATTCTTTTATCTTAACTCTAATGGCATCTTTGCCCTCTTTGAAATGACCACATATAAATTCAATGGTAATTTCCTGGTCGGCTGTATGTGAAAATAAATAAGAATAAAGACCAGTGGCACCAATAGAAATGCCTTTATCCCTAAAAATATAGCTGGGAACTATATTAAAATTATCAAATT